AGGCCAGACTGTCAAAGTAATCTCAAAGCCTTGGGGCGTGTCAATGTCAACCCGGATCATGGAAATCGAGGAAACATACGATGCAACTGGCTTAAGCATCGGTGTGACGTTCGGAAAGTCGGTGCTTTCCATTGCACAGAAGCTCAACTCTGATATGAGCCAGGTTAAAACAGCTCTGCAAGCCCCGTCAGGAATATCCGAGGTGGTAGAAGTTCTGGGTGACTTAGAGGATGTAAATCCGAAGATTCAAGGAGACACCGTTACAGATACAATTAACAATCTATTCGGTAAACTTCCTGCTCTTGAGGTAAATGTAGGTGAAGGAACAATATCTATCGGGCAGTATGCCATGCACCATATGGTTCCCGGAGACACCATTTATTTCACCTCATGGAGCGGAAATAAGTTCAGCGACCAGCCTAGTGATGATGGGCATGTCTTTTTAGTGAAGCATAATGGCGATAACACAGGAAATGGATACCAGCGGGCTATGGGCTTTTTCATTAGCAGGAACACCATGACGTTTTATGTAATATCGGTTTTCCTGTTTAACAATCCATCCGGCCAGGCTAACTGGTTGAGTTTTCCCCTTGGTAATCTTACAGATATTGCAGCCGCAGTACGAGGAAGCACCTTTGCGGCAAGTATCAACAATGTTTACAATGCGCCTGTATCAGGTGCGAGAATTGCAGACGGAGGGGTCACCGGAGTAAAAATAGCGGATCGAACGATTACTGCCGATAAAATTGCTTCGGCGCTAACTGATTACTCCACAACGGAGCAAAACACAGGAAGGCAATGGATAGACGGCAAGTCTATATATCGCAAAGAAATAAATCTCGGTACGCTTACGGACACTACTCCAAAAAGTGTAGCTCATGGTATTACAAACCTTGATACTGTAGTCAGTTTATCCGGCTTTGCGACAAACGGGACGGTTTTCCTTCCGTTACCCCTGGCAAGGTATAACAACTTCGCATCTCAGATCGGCCTTTATGCGGATAAAACCAATATCGTTGTTGAGCCTGGCACCGATCGAACAGCGTTCACGGGCTATGTAATTATTGAGTACACAAAAACCAGCTAAGGGAGGATTTTATGTATGGAGAAAAGCGGTTTCTTTAACTCATCTGACGGAGACAGGGTCTATGACGCGGCAGATTTTGCAGCGTATTTTGGGAGCCTTGTCTCCAATGGGATTTTTTATACCACTCCTACAAACCTGCAGGTATCGCCCGGAACCGGTTTAGCGGTGAGCGTGGCGGCAGGAAGTGCATGGATTAATGGTTATCGGTATGAAAATACCGATGCCTTGAATATTCCACTTGCTACTGCAAACGGTAGCAATCCTCGTATTGACAGGATAGTTGTTCGACTAAGCATGATTAACCGGAGTATTCAGCTGGCTGCTGTTACCGGAACTCCTGCCGTTACACCAACTGCACCGGCGCTGACAAGGACAACTGATGTATATGAGCTTTGTATTGCAGACGTTTTAGTGCCTGCAGCTGCAACATCTATAGCTCCGAACAATATCACAGATACACGGCTGAATACGAATCTATGTGGCTTGGTGAATTCCCTTGTATCAGCGGTATATGAGTGAGGTGAATTCTTATGGCAACTTATCAAGCCATTAACGCATGTACATGGAGAAACGGGAGTTGGATTCCAGGGGTTACCCCAAATGTAAGACAAGGAGTATATACACCCGCTAACAACTATGAGAATGTTGGTGTCATGGTTTTTGACCTCACCAGTATTAGGAATACCTATGCCGGATATTATCCCACATCGGCCAGCCTTCACTTAAATCGCGTGGCAGCAGGTGATTGGGGTTCTGCCAGAACCATGACGCTTTATGCTGGAAATCAATATGGAATTCCAGCTGTTGGATCGAGTACAAATGTATCTGCGAGTAGGCCTGTAAAGGTAACCACTGGATATAATTACACTATTTCGGCTGGACAAGGTGCAAAAGATATTACTATTTCCACCGCCCTGATAGACTCCATCGGTAGCGGAGCCAGCAACTGCTTGTTTATTGATTGCGGCTCGAGCACCGTTAATTATATGGGCTTTACAGGTAGGGATGATTTAAGCAAGATTGTATTGACCATCAACTGGGCAAGCCGTACGACGGCCTGTGGGGCGCCAACCTCCTGTTCAGTAAGCAGCACTCTCTCTGAAGGTGGTATCACCCTGTCATGGAGCGGAGCTAAAAGTGGAACAAATAATGCAATTACCGGTTACGAAATCCAATATAGCGAATCGACGGATAATGCTACATGGGGTGAGTGGATACCACTTACTGTCGTTTCTACGTCTGCCACCAGCGGAAGTGTTGCAACTTCACCGTCCTCCATAAGAGGAAATTACCGTAGATTCCAGGTGCGGACACGTGGTGCGGCAGGAGCGAGCTATTATTCTGGCTGGAAGGTATCAACGAATTCTGTAAGAAGAAATACGTTACCAAACCCACCCACCACTGCAGTTGCTTCACCTTCACATTACAGTAACGAGACCGTTACGCTGACATGGAGCGGGGCCTCTGGTGGAACCAGTGCCATCAAAGGATATCAGATTGCCAGTAGGACATCCACGGATAACAGTACATGGAGCTCATGGAATGTTCTAACCACTATGACCTTGGCTTCAAGTAGTGGCAGTTACACTCCTGATGTATCACGAACACCAGGCACATATACTCAATTTGGTATTTGGACGATAGATAATCTCGATGTTTTCTCAACAGAGAAGATTAGTAACAGCATATACTGCGATATTACTGCCTGCGCAGCGCCAACCTCTTGTACAGTGAGTGCCACAGTGGCGGAAGGTAATGTAACCTTATTATGGAGTGGTGCAGCAAGCGGAGCGGGCAATGCCATTACATCTTATGAAATACAATACAGTGATTCGGTCGATAACAGCACATGGGGCGAGTGGATGGCTTTAACTACAGTGAATACATCTGCTACAAGCGGTAGTTTGAGCGTCAGCCCACCTGCCACACGTGGCAATTATCGCCGATTCCGGATAAGGACTCGCGGAACAGCCGGTGAGAGCTTCTATTCCGAGTGGAAGGTAACGAGCAGCAGTGTCCGTAAAAACACACTGCCTTTGCCGCCTTCATCCTTTACCGCTTCCCCTACCATTTATGAAATCAACACCGTAACGCTTTCATGGAGCGGGACGGTACCGGGAACCAGTGTCATAAAGCAATATGTCATCCAGAGATCTACCTCTACGGATGGTACGAACTGGTCTCCTTTTGAGGCTTTGGCTATTGTTACTTCAAGCGCGACCTCCGGGACTTACGAGACAAATGCAACTCCAATAGCCGGAATGTATACTCGGTACCGAATCGGTGTAACGGATGCATTAGATGCAGTTTCTGCCTATGTGCTTAGCAATGCAGTAAAGAAAAATAGTCCGCCTGCAGCACCGGTAATCAGCTGTCCGATGCCCGGAAGTTCAACTTATAACACTACACCGCGCTTTATGATCACTACGGGCAACGAGCCGGATGGTCAGCTGCAGATTGTGGAAGTAAGGATTGACTCAGGAGATTGGCACAACAGTGTTGACAACCCTGAATTTTTCTCAGTCAGTGGTTATCTTGGAAATGGTGTCAAAACAATATACCAAGCAGCAACGCTGGCTACCGGAAACCATACCGTTACCTTCAGATGTCGAGACAGTGATATTGAGTCAGCAAGTTCGGAGGTTACCCGTACATTTATGATACTGCCGTCAGCTTTTGAGGAGATTACCTCAAATCTGACACATGTGAAAGCAGCACATGTTCAGACACTAAGAACTGCCGTGAACACAGTGCGCAATTACCACTGCTTGACACCGATAAACTGGAGCGAGGAAATCATTGTTGGAAAGACCACTGTCAAGAATTGGCCATTCCATATTCTTGAGCTTCGAAAGGCTATCGAATCGGTTATAGCAATGATTAACAGTTTCGATAATTCATCGACTTTTGATGTCCCGCCTGTAACATGGCTGCCCATTGGAACCGGACGTCCGAGAGCGGATGTGATGAACCAACTTCATGACTTGCTATTGACTCTATAAACCATTATTTTTACAAGCATTCTCACAACAAATGGGAGTGCTTTTCTATATTTAAATTTAGATTGGAGGTATTGATCATGAAAACGATATGGGCTTGGATTCAGACTGCGCTCACAGTTATCGGTGGCTTCCTTGGATGGTTCCTGGGTGGACTGGACGGCTTTCTATACGCGCTTATCGCCTTTGTCGCCATTGATTACCTGACTGGAGTGATCTGCGCGATTATAGATAGAAAGCTGTCAAGCGAAATTGGGGCAAAAGGTATCTTTAAAAAGGTACTCATCTTTGTGCTGGTGGGTATCGCTCACATTTTAGACACTCAGGTATTAGGAAGTCAGAACGGAGGTGCCCTGCGAACGGCGATAATTTTCTTCTATTTAAGCAATGAGGGTATTTCTATCCTTGAAAACGCAGGACACATTGGACTACCCATCCCAGAAAAGCTCAAAGCTGTTCTTAAGCAGCTTCACGGGCGTGATGAGGAGCAACCATCGGATGGTGATGGAACATGATTGACTTAACAAAAGTTGCAACAGTGTTTATCGGACGGCGCGGTGAGCATCATTACCGTAAAATTGAGTTTGATGTCTCAAGCCTGCTTGGTGATGAATATCCAGGTACGGCCCTAAACGCTATATACAAAAGGCCAGATGGAATTGCTTATCCCGTTGTCACAAGCTATTCTGATGGTGTTTTGACATGGTCTCCCAACTCTGCCGATACAGAGATTGTTGGTGTAGGACGGCTTGAGATAAGGGTAGTGCAAGGTGAAGTGGTCGGGAAAAGTGTGCGAATACTCACTATCGTTGAGGGAGCTCTTGCTGATGGTATAGTCGATCCACCGGAGCCTCCCGCGCAGGAGTGGTTAAATCAGGTTTTGTCAGCCTTAGCAGCACTCGATGTTGATGAAATAAATAGCCTGCTGAATCTTATTTACGACCTACTAAATAGTAACTATGCGCTACTAAATACAACGCACAATCTTTTAGACAGTGCCACATCCCAGATCGGTGATACCTACAATCTACTTGGAGATATGCAAAATACGCTATACCAAAGAACAGGGATTCTACTCAATCATTGGCACCCGGTGGAAACGGCTACTGCCCCAGATATGGCAAGTCGCAGAGCGGCCATAACATTTTCAAACATAGCAGACGGCAACAATCTCATAGTTGGCCCGGTAACATATAATTTCGTTACAGCTTTGGGTAGCCCGGCTGATAACAATGTCCAGGTGCTTATACAAGAAAATCTACGTAATACCGTTAAGAAACTTGCGGAAGCCATTAGAGGTGTCCAAGATGATGCAAACATTGTCTACGGCACAGGGACAGACCCCCATCCATCTTGTACTGCTTATTGGACAAGTCAGAGGTTCTCTGTTGGCGATACAACTGTTGCTCCCGGCGAGAGCCTGTTTTTGCTTGAAAAAGCTGAGGATGTGACCACGGCTTTGACACTGACATCAACTGCAGCAGCGAGCATCATTGCTTTTACTCGTGCCCCACATGTGAGATACGTTCTGTCAGGTAATGTCTCTGGTGCGGGTGGTACCAATAGTGTCAGAGGGCCTTTACACACGATACTGCCTATTGGAAGTGTAGTTATTGGAGGACAAGGTGGAACGCTTTCACCGACTAGATATGACTGCCATTTGATAACCCTTTGCCGGCAATCGGATACGAGCGAAAAGGAGCTAGACCTGTATATTTCAAACGACGAACAGAATTTCACAAGAATCTGTCGAAGTACGCCAATCGGAACAGACAGCAGTGCTGAATCTCAGCATGTTCAAATTGAAATGCGGCAGGCTCGGGTTCCTACAGGATACGGTCTGTACATTCGCATGGGAAGCAACGGCACATCATCAACCGCATATTGCGATCTGAAATTTACCTACCACCTGTATCCGGCAGACCTTTAATGATGCTTTTTATTGAGGTGATAAGTGATGAATTTGAGAAAACAAATCCTTACCAACAATGCCTGCTTCAAGGCAGGCAGGACGATAACGCCGAAAGGTATAATGGTTCATTCAACTGGGGCAAACAATCCTTGGCTAAAACGCTATGTTGCACCCGATGATGGCCTGTTGGGTAAAAACCAGTACGGCAATCACTGGAATCAGGACAAACCCGATGGTCGACAGGTTTGTGTGCATGCTTTTATAGGCAAGCTGGCAGATGGTTCAATTGCAACTTATCAGACATTGCCATGGAACCATCGTGGCTGGCATGCCGGAGGTGCAGCGAATGATACCCATATCGGCTTTGAGATCTGTGAAGATGATCTATCCGATGCGACGTATTTTCGCAAGGTATTTTCTGAAGCGGTAGAATTATGCGTGTATCTCTGTAAACTCTATAATCTTACTGAGAAGGACATCATCTGCCACAGTGAGGGATACAAGAGAGGGATTGCATCAAACCATTCCGATGTGATGCATTGGTTCCCACGCCACGGCGAAAGTATGGATACCTTCCGTGCGGCAGTTAAGGCTGAATTGGCGGAAAAATCGAAACCAGAAACGCCTACAGGTGACGATAAGAAATACTACCGTGTTCAGGTAGGCGCATTCTCATCCAAAGCAAATGCCGAATCAATGCTGAAAAAGCTCAAAGCGGCTGGTTTTGATGGTTTTATAAGATATAACTGAGATAAATTTTATAAGCCCACAGCTACGGTAACCATTCCGAGTTGTGGGCTTTATTTTTTTGCCCTTTTTCATGGGGTTCGAATCACACTGTTTTTTCGCATATCGGCAGGAGGTAATGCCATATGCAAGTGAAGCAAATTACAGAACTCCCAACTTCTCAATTTGCTGCAAAACGTAAACCGGTAACAGAGGAGAGACTCCAGCACGAGTATGATTACTATCGCTCACTGAAGCTGCTTCAAAAAATGCTTAATGCAGGCCTGATTACACAAGAGGAATTTGAAAAAATCGACCGCCGAAATCGCCAATCTTTCTCGCCTTTTGGAGTCGAGATAATGCCCTGAATTGCTTGATAATACAGGGGTTCAGAGGTAATATGTCACATACCCAGGGGGTGAAAAGTTGAAAAAGGTAAGAAAAATTGAGCCAAATTCGAAAATAATCAAGCCGAAATTACGAGATGCTGCTTATGCCCGTGTTTCGACTGATAACGATGAACAGCTAATCAGTTTGGAGGCACAGAAAACTCATTATGAATCTTTTATAAAATCAAATCCGGATTGGGAGTTTGCCGGAATTTATTATGACGAAGGTGTCACAGGTACAAACAAGGAAAATCGCTCAGAACTTCAACGATTAATAGAAGATTGTGAAAACAGAAGGATTGACTTTATAGTCACCAAATCTATCAGCCGATTTGCCCGCAATACGATAGATTGCCTGGAGCTGATTCGAAAGCTGTCAGACCTCGGGGTGTTCCTCTTTTTTGAGAAGGAAAACATCAATACCCAATCAATGGACGGAGAATTGATGTTGACCATTTTAAGTAGTTTGGCTGAGAACGAATCGATTTCTATCTCACAGAATAATAAATGGTCAATCCAGCGTCGTTTCCGAAACGGGACATTTAAGCTATCATCACCACCATATGGGTATGATTATGAAGATGGCGTATTGACAGTAAATGAAGAACAGGCTGCTGTCGTAAGGCGAATTTTCTCCGAAGCTTTATCCGGCAAAGGAGCACAGAAAATTGCTGATGACTTGAACGCTGATGGCATAACACCTAAAAAGGCTGTGCTATGGAATGCTTCTACCATCCTTGGTATGCTATCGAACGAAAAATATACCGGGGATGTCGTCTTACAAAAAACATATACGGATGACCATTTCAAACGGCATCGTAACAACGGCGAAAAAGACCAGATCATGATCCGCAGGAACCATGAAGCAATTATCAGCCATGAGGAATTTGATGCTGTAAATGAATTGCTAAGGCAGCGTGGTGACGAGAAAGGAATAGAGAAAGGAAACGGTAAATATCAAAAGAGATATCCTTTTTCCGGCAAAATCATATGCTCGGAGTGTGGAAGTCACTTCAAACGCAGGATTCATTCCTATGGTGGAAGGAAAAATATTGCTTGGTGTTGTTCAAAGCATATCCATGATACTGCAAAGTGTTCAATGCGTTTTATTCGTGAGGATGACATCCATCAAGCATTTATTGCGATGATCAACAAGCTTATCTTCGGGCATGAGTTTATTCTAAGGCCTTTATTAAAGAGCCTGCGGTCTATTAACTATTCAGAAAACCTGACTGAAATACTGGAGCTTGAGCAAAAGCTGGAGGAAAATATGGAGCGAAGCCGGGTACTGACAAATCTATTGACCAAGGGGTACCTATCCTCCTCCCTGTTCAGTGAACAAAGCAATGAACTGCGAGCAGAAGCAGCTATGCTAAAGGAGAAGAAAAAAGCACTTTCTCGTAGCGTGAATAGTGGTATGACCGCTATAACAGAAGTTGAGCAACTTCTTAAGTGGGCTTCGAAAGCAGACATGATTGATGGCTTTGATGAAGCTATATTCAGTCGGTATGTAGAAAACATCATCGTTTATTCGCAGGAAGAACTCGGATTCAAGCTAAAATGTGGGCTTACATTGAAGGAAAGGCTGGTGAGATAGATGGCTCATACACCTTATGGTTATATCATTAAAAATGGAATAGCAGTCATAGACGATAAGTCTGCGAATCAGGTAAAAGAACTGTTTCGTGCTTATCTATCAGGTCTCTCGCTGTCGGATGCCGCCCGGCGAGCGGGCATTGAGCGCTGCCATTCTTCAATAGCAAAGATGCTGACCTGTAAGCGATACCTTGGGGATGCCTTTTATCCACCAATTATCGACGAAGATACCTTCAAGCAGGCTGAAGCCGAAAAGATAAAAAGAGCCCAGATGCTTGGACGAATACGTGAGCAGGTAGAACCAAAAAAGCCATTCGTGAGGATGCGTTTCTCGGCGCCTTCCCCTGAAACACTTTATGAAGACCCTTTTACCCAAGCTGAATATGCCTATAGTTTGATAGAAAGCGAGGTGATAGCTGATGGGCAATCTTAAGAATATAACCGTAATACCAGCTCGTGCTCGCGTTGGAAACACGGTAAAAGCAGAAGATAGACCTAAACTGCGGGTTGCTGCCTACTGTCGTGTCTCAACTGACAGTGAGGAACAGGCCACGAGTTATGAAGCCCAGGTTGAGCATTATACGAACTACATTAAAGGTAACTCCGAGTGGGAGCTTGCAGGCATATATGCCGATGATGGGATAACAGGAACCAATACTAAAAAGCGAGATGAATTTAACCGAATGATTGAGGACTGTATGGAGGGCAAAATCGACATGGTCATCACCAAGTCCATCAGCCGGTTTGCCCGAAATACTCTGGACTGCTTGAAGTATATCAGACAGTTAAAAGATAAGAACATCCCGGTATTCTTCGAAAAAGAGAACATAAACTCCATGGATTCAAAGGGCGAGATCATGTTGACCATTATGGCTTCCCTCGCCCAGCAGGAAAGTCAATCCTTGAGCCAGAACGTAAAGCTCGGATTCCAATTTCGATACCAGCAAGGAGAGGTTCAGGTTAATCACAATCGTTTCCTGGGATACACGAAAGATGAGAACAAGCGGCTTGTT